GTTGGGATAGTCAGGATTGTTCCAATAAGTACTTGAGACACAAAGCCCACGTATATCTTCCAGAGCCTTTTCCGCGATCCTCAGCAGAGATGCCTTGAACGCAATGTCATCAACCAGACACGCCAGATCTTGATTGTGTTCTCTTTGTTCTTCGGTTTTCATTGTCGTATCTCCTTGGTATCGCTTGTTTTTCGTGCAGCCAGTAGTCTTGAAAGATTTTATCTTTCCGTTGTTGGCAAGCGTCTTGAGCGTGTTGATTGACACTCCAAGATATTCACTTGCTTCTGTGATTTTATAGATTTTCATTTATTCGCTTCTCTGCTATTTTGAAATACTCTGGGTCAAGTTCAATACCGATGAAGTTTCGGTTGGTGTTTATACAAGCTACACCAGTTGTCCCGCTTCCCATGCAATTATCTAAGACTGTTTCACCTTCGTTTGTGTAAGTCTTGATAAGGTATTCCAATAATGCAATTGATTTTTGTGTTGGATGTAATTTTTCTTTGTCATGTGAAAACTCTAATAATTGTGTCGGATAATTTGTGTATTTCTGTATGTATTGATTAGATGACATTTCATCCCAATTATCACCCATTGAACCTCTTTTATTTACTTTTCCATAAGGCTGAAGCCCTTGTGGATTATATGTAGGTTGTTTATTATAAAATACACTTATATTTTCATGTTTTTTCATTGGTCTTTTATTGGCTAATTGAAATCCAGTGCTATTATTTTTAATCCATATCCACTCATATCTATATAGTTTCATATTACTATTATTTAATGCAGTTGTGAATGGCTGACTACCGAACAGAACAATCGCTCCAGTATCTTTAATAATTCGTTCGTACTGTTCCCATAACGGCTCAAAAGGAATGATAACATCCCACTTACACTTTGTAGTTCCATAAGGTAAATCACATAATATCATATCAATACTCCCATCGGGAATATCCTTCATCTTTTCCAAGCAATCGCCTTGTATTAATTCAATCTTTGGCGTCTTTCAACTCCTTAACTAATTTTTCGTTTGCATCAACATCCCAAGATATTCGCTTGCTTCTGTGATTTTATAGATTTTCATTTATTCGCTTCTCTGCAATTTCACAGTATTCTTTGGATATTTCACTACCTATCCAATTGCGCTTGTTTATGATGGCCATCTTTGCTGTAGTACCAGAGCCCATGAAAGGGTCGTAAACCAAATCACCTTCGTTGCTCCATGAAATAATATGGTCATTTGCTAATTGTTCAGGAAATATTGCGGGGTGTTGAAAAGCGATTTTGTCTTGTGTAGAATGTCCTGCCCCGGCATTTATTCTCCAGATATTACCTTTTATCTTATCTACACCAACAGGTTTCCTTTTCTTTTCTGATCGAGCCGCCCTGTTTATTTCATCTGTTTTAGAGAAATAGCTGTTTTGTCGTGCTGTTTCTTTTTCTGGGTACAAGCAAGGCACACGGATAGGATTAAATGTTTTTGGTGCTCCTTTAGAGAGCACAAACATATATTCAAAATCCTGCTCATATCTGTTATGGTTTTTAGGTAGGCAGTTTTTATGATATATCATCGTATCATGCAAATTAAATCCAATTTCCTTGAAAAACAATGCCTGTCTAAACGATGTCCCTGTCTCACTTCCTTTGATTGTGGCGTCACCAACAACCCAAACCACCACGCCACCCTGCTTTGTAACCCGATACAATTCTTTCGCCACGGATTCAAAATCGAACGAATAGCCGTTATACGTTCTTAGGTTATCATACGGCGGGCTTGTTACCGTAAGATCAACGAAACCATCTGGCATCCTTGCCATTGTGTCGAGGCAATTTTCATTATAAATTTTATTTACTTCCATCTATCAACTCCTTAACTAATTTTTCGTTTGCATCTACAATCTTCTGCATATCTTCAACTGATATTTCTTTAGCAGTTAAAACCTGGTTATTAATGAAGTTGAACTCACGGTTCAACTGGCAGTTCACTTCAAGGGTAACAGGTGGTTAATATCAAGTTGAATCAGCCGGTGTATTTCCTCGTCCACCAGAGTTTCAGCGATGCCCTGACTTGCGAAAGCCCTGATACGACTGTATTTCATCTCAAGGACTTCATGTAGAGCCGTCGCCTCAATCTCCCGCTTCGTCCATTTACGGCTTGTTTCAAAATCATCTGAAAGCCTGATGGTGCAAGAGTTCTGTTGAAGGTGACACAGACACTCAGCCATCGCATCTGCGTCGGTATCGCCAAAGCTGACAGTCACGTCCCAAGCCGTTAAGCCTAATTTACGGACCCACTTCCTGACACACTTTTCGAAGTACGCAAAGTCTGAACGTGAGGGAGACACTAGGTTTGACATTAAGTTAAACCTCAAGTTTTATTTTACTAATTATTATTACTTAGAATAGAACTATAGGCTCAGAGCTTAAAGCTCACCTGTGGTAATACTTATAGGACAAACGATTGTTCTAACCACAGGTTAAACTTTAAGTTAAACTTACTGTGGGCTTCGCCCTTTCGCTAATCAATTTCCATAGTCGCCCTTAAAGCTATGGAAATAGGGGACTGCCCACAGTTGAGTACGGACAGTCCCCCACAGGTTAGCGAAGCCCGAGTGACACCTTTGACAAGGTCAGAACTCGGGTCTTGTAGAGGAAGGGAAAGGAGAGTCACACACACATGATGGAGAACAGGGTTTCAATGGTTCTGTTCTCCTTTAGTGGGTGCTTTTAAATTCCCCACCAAAGTCGCATACTTAGATGTGCGTCAATGGAGTCCCCTTTGGATGGTCTTTCTTCCAGTAGGGGGCGGAGCTAAGTCTTCACAACAAAAGTCTTTTTACTCAGTCCAGACATGGACTGTCTGTCAAAGGTCTTTGTAGGTCTACTCAGCCCGAGGAATCCCGGTTTACCGACCCCGAAGTTAGACATAAACTTCTCAAGTTCTTTTTCCAAAAGGTCTCGCTCGTGGTCCTTCTCGGAGTGTTCGGTGCTTCGACTCATCTGTTCGACCCAATACGCCACAGCGATTGCTAGAGCGTCCAGACGGTCATCGTGAGCCAACGAACCTCTGTCTCGCGTGATGCGTGTCAGTTGGTAGAACAACTGATAGGCGGGAACGTCGGACGAGTTGAAGTCCATATTGAACAGGCGTTTATCGACCACAAGTCTGTGCTGGTTCATGACCGGCTCAAGGGTGTCGATGATTCGGCGTTCCTTCTGGATGTTGTGGCGGACCTCGTCCACCTGACAGCCGTGGACCTTGAACAGAACGGGTTTCAACAGGGCGGCGAACATTCCGTCACCGAAGTTCGACTCAATGATAATGGCGTTGACGTTGTGCTTCTTCGCCATCATGGAGAGTATCTGTAAATTCTCAGGCGTGTAACCACCCTTCAAACCGCCGGACTCCACGAGGTACAGGAACCCATAGAGCATCTTTACGATAGCGAAGCCGGTCTCGTCCTGACCACGGCCCGAGGGGTCGATAGCCATGACTGAGCCTTGAAAGTCAGCCCACTTGTCGGAGACCATCATGGGGGTATGGAGCCTGTCACCGGTGAAGCCGACGCACGGGATGTCGTTCAAGGTGTATTGCGCGCCAGAGGACCACACCACCTTCACAGGGGCTTGCGTCTGGTCCACGTCCAATACAATCAGGTCACTCAGTTTAAGGGGATACCGCTCCGTGTCGGACAGGGTCGTGTCCAGCATGAACTGAAGCGCGAAGCCGGACTTTCCGTAGGACTTCTCACGGCCCTCAAGTTCCTCGTCGGGGAACCGCGTCGGTTCAGTCGGAGTCCCGATTCGTTCCGGTTCTTCGGTACAGACCTTGACGATGGACGGGGCAAGCGCACCACCGTAATAGACGAGCTTGTTGTGAGAGGGGAAGCGGGCAGGCCAGATTCGGCACATATAGCCGCGCTCGTGTCGGAGCGTGTTATACAGCGACATCTCCGTCTGAGGGGTTCCCAAGAACAGGATAGTTCCGCCGGGGCTGAGGATGGCTTCGAACTCTTTGACGAGTTCAGAAATCTTGTCCCGCTGGACCTGTGTTTGACTGTTCTTCGGAGTCTCAACGTCATCAGCGATGATGACATTCGCGCGTGAGCCGGTCATCTGACCTGTGATGCCCACCGACTTCACAGACGGCGCATGGGCCGCTTTAGCCGGGGCAACGTCGAAGGCGACGTTTGATGTGCGTTGTTCATCTCTCGGGTTAAGGTGCTTCAGAACTGGAAGTTCATGGATGAGCCTCTTGGTGAATATACTGAAGCTATCGGACCGCTCTTTACTTGCGGACACAACCAAGATTTTCAACTGAGGGTCTTTGAGCAAGAGCCAGCACACGAAGGCTGACGTAATCCAACTTTTGCCGACGCCACGGAAGGCTTCGATTATAGCCCTGCGGCTGTCTGACTTCTCGTATACCCATTGAAGGTACTCTGCCATCTCCAACTGAATAAGCGTCGGCGTAGGAAGGCTGAGATTTCTCCACACATAAATGAGGAAGTTACGGAAGTCGGCCTTTAACCTTGTTTCTAATGAGGTCATACACCCCTTCTAAAATCGTTTTAAATGGGTCTAGGAGCCACGGAGAGAAGACTTTATCTTCTCCCCGTGTCCCACACGCGGGTAATTTCAGAAGCCCCGGCGGATACTACGGATGGATTCCTTGAAATTCTCAATCATCTCAAGGACTTTCGCCTTGAGCGCGGCGAACTTGCCGCCGAGCCAGCAGATAGGACATTGCATCGTATGTAACCTTTCTGGCGTAAATGCTTGTTTTAACAGTCGTTAGTGCTTCGGTTCCCCGTCAAACGGATAGTCCTCAAGGTCTTCCGGCTGGACAAAATCGCCGGTCTCACGGTATTTCTTTGGGTCCGCTTCGATGTTATTGTCCTTGAGG